TTAATATACCAAAATTTGGTGCTGGAAATGGATTTACATTATTTCCAAACAGAATGAAAGAAAACGTATTAGGTGAGAACCATGTGCCCCCACTTGTATATGCTGTGTAAGCAGAACTGTCTGTGCCGTTAAGCGTAAATGTTGTTGAATCGATGACAGTGATCGTATAAGTGTTCCCATTTAATTGCGTCGTTCCCCCCACATTGTTGAAGGTGACTATAGATCCTGTTTGTAGTGCATTTGTAGGCGCTGTTATTTCTACAGGACTTGTACCGCTTAATGTGATAGCTGTTACGCTACCGCCCAATCCTGCGCCTCCCTGGAATTGCGTAGGGTATCGAGGATAAAGATTGTAAAGTTGATCGCGGTTCTTGAAGAAGTTACCCTGTATACCTTCAAAGTAGACCGGGGCGCGGAAGCCCTGGCAGTTATTCACGTCTACAGGGTAACGATCGACGTTTGGTATTGTTAGGAATTTATACACTGATCGTTGCTGATCGATCTTGATAGCATAGGGAAAGTCGTTATTGTAAAAAGTATTGACTGCTCTTTGAATTTCTGCACTCGTTAAAGATGCATCCGTTGCAGAGGCAGTCAATCTCCTTACCTTTTTCTCTATGAAGACATAAGTACTATCAGCTTGTGTTACTTCGCTCATATTTATCCTGAAAATCCTACTGGTGTGAAACGATGCAACCATTCACCTTCTTCGTCTTTATCAAGTGGTGATTCATCCTTTCTCAATGCTTCACCATCGATACTGACAAGACCGCTTCGTCTAGGAATTTTCTTAGAACTATCGTTAACTTCTTTCACAAGCCCTAGAGGAACCTCATAGACTTTACCGGGTATAAAATGCCAAACCTCTATTGGATCACCTTGATAACGGCAATAAGGCTTTGTTAACCGTTCATGTCTTCCTCTTGAATTCATGTACTCGGCTTTAACCACCTTGGCATCTTCTTTTTTCTGAGCTTCCATTTCTTTTTTATGCTCTGTCTTCATATGCTTAAATCCATCATATGGGACTGCATTTGTTAGTGTGTTGATTAAGCCATGCATTTCGCCGTTGGCTGTGCATAATGTTAATTGAGTCATTAGTTACCTATATTGTTTAACGATTGAAATGGCACCTGGTCGGTGCTGTTGTTATATTGCAAATTCCTTGATCCATAGGGGGCAATCGATGCCGGTTGTTCAACATTCCCCGAAGGAATGACAAACGGATCAAAGCCACTTGAATCAAGAGATAAACTGAAATTAAAGCCTTCAATGGCTAATATGGTTCCTACTAGTCCATTGGCTTGGTACATGCCGTATGGCTGTGGAACGGTTAACCGGACATTCATCCCGGCTTGATATGTAATTGCCTCTGTTGATGCATTCCCAATTGCTACGGTTATGACCATAGGCGATGATTGCGTGATAGCTGTAATCAGCAGTGAAGAGGGGATCTGAATTACAGGAGGCAAATAGTTGTTAGACATTATTTCCTAAGCTTTTTTAAGGTTTCGGCTAAATGCGCTTCTTTACCTAATTTACCGCCTTTTTTTTCTGCGGCTTTTATCTTGGATTCAGGGATTTTTTTCCCTTCTGGAACTTTTAATTTTTTATGTAAAGCGCCCGGATGTTTTATTGCTCCTGCAATCCAATTACTTTTACTTTTGCTTGTTTTTTTTTCTTTCATAGTTTATACTCCTACCAAAAGATGAGGTAATTTATGATCCCATGTGAATGTGGTTGTGGAAATTTTCCAAAATGGCCAGGTGCAAAATTTTGTCAAGGACATCATCTTAAAAAGGACGCCAAAAATCCTATTACAAGACCTAGAAAAAATATTAATAATTGCCGAATTTGCGGAATTGATTTTTATAGAAGAGGTAAAATTTCTACATTGTGTAGCCAAAAATGCGCAGGCCAAGCGTATAGAATTAAATTTAAATCTATTTATACAAAATGTCTTAATTGTGGTGTTGATCTTATTATTCCAAATAATAGAAAATTTCATGGTATTAAACATTGTTCTAGAAAATGCAGACTTGAAGCATTGGAAAAAGAAGCTGAAAATGGAATCGGGAGTTGGAGTAAAATTAGAGATTTTACTTATAGAAAAAGAGGGTTTAAATGTGAATGTTGTGGATATTCCAAAAATCCCGAATTGCTTGTTGTTCATCATATAGATGGCAAACATGATTTTAATAACCTTCCTAACAATCTTAAAATTCTCTGTCCAACTTGTCATGGAGAACATCATTTAATTTTAAATCCTTCTCGCAAAAAACGTATTCCTTCATGGCGTTAAAGGGGGATTTCTCCCCCTGTTATTAGCTAGGAACTGGGGCGTTGATCGTACCAGTTTCCATCTTGTATGCTTGCCACATGATCACATCACCAGCTATACCGCCAGGTGCCAATGCCCCACTTGGAACAATCATGTAAGGGATGAATTGCCCAGTGTGGAATGGAATCTGTGTAAAGTTGTACCCAGTTTGAACCATAGTAATTGGGTTATACTGAGTCGATTGACCGGCAGGGGCTACAGTCGCATAGAGTTGCGTTGTAGGAGACCCTGAGCTTGCTGGTAATGCAAATGCTGTGAAACTTGTAGTGTTCACGTTTATAGTGAAATTATAAGCATCAACAATACTTGTTACGACTACCGGCAAGTTTTGCGATAGGTAGAAGTTGTTTAATTGCACCATACCGTAAGAGGCCGGAATAGTGAATTCAAGCTTTTGTCCAAGGTAAACCATGTTGGCTTGAGAAACTGTTACTTGAGCTTGTGAGGCTTGAGTAATAGCAGTTACATACAAGTAACTTGGTTCGACTCTCGTATAAGGAGCTACTCTTCTTACTTTGAATGCAGTGGCAGCGGAACCCGGAGTATTTAATCCAAGTAAAGTAAATCCAGAATTTGACACACTAGAGATAGTGAATGTCATGCCGCTGATTTGCTCCATACCAACTGCGTTATAGATGACTACCTGATCCCCATTGCTATAAGTATTTGTAACAGTAGCTACCGCAGGAGATGCGTTTGTAATCGTAGTTCCTGTTAAAGCTGCTTGTGGATCTGGGTACTTATTAACGTAAGTAAAACCAGCATATGAAGCAGTCGCAATCGCACCAGCTCTTGAAAATGAAGATATATTCAAGGCTGTAGAGCTATTAACATATGTGCAAATACCATCATTTACAAAACTGATGTTTGTTGCTGTTTCACCACCACCGAACCACTCCCCATAGATGCATGTGTATGCAGCTGGAGAAGTCGCGGCCAGTTGTGTTAAGTTAGTAGTTTTGAAGTAATCGCAACCACTTGGAAGAGGAATGTTGACATTTGCAGCAGGGTTAGTTTGTGTAAACGTGCCCTGAGTTATAATTGTAAAAGCCATAATCTATCTCCTTTAAGATGGTTGGAACGTAGTCACATTCAAACCACTGATCCAGTTTTGGTTAGTAATGGCTCTCGCGATCGCAAACTTGGCATATAATTGCGAGTTTTGCGCTACGCTTGATACGACCCACGGTGGCCTGTATCCAATTACCGCTGTGTAATTGTTCTGTTCAATTTTTGCAGCGGCTTCTAGACCATACATCGGCACGGTGTAGACTGTATTACCCTTGAGCGAGATCCCTGGTGTTCTTGCAGCTTTCGAGCTGACAAAGAAACGGAATCTGCTGATCGAGCAATATTCTTCTGGTCTAATACCTTCTTGTGTTGGGTATGCTGATTTCAGCAATACGCCTTGCACTTTTTGAAGGTCTGCACACAAGTTTGTGTTTGCAAGAGCGATAAATGCATCTCTGACACCACCTGTCGCGAACTTTAGCGTAGCTTCTAGGCTGGTGAGCATTGAACGCGCATCGTTACCAAGTAGAATGTTTTCGATGTTGTTCACATCGTTCAAACTTATGTTACTTGGCTGATCGCCGTTCAAACCGCCAGTTGCGTTGATGTAACTCACCGAAGAAGAGAACAAGTCTCTCATCAGCAAATCTTCTTTCTCACGCAACCATTGTCCAAGTAGTGCTGTGAATTTAGTAAGTGTTTTACTATTTTCCCACAATACGACTTGCTCGTTAGTAACAATAGATTTCGCATAGATTTCCATTGTTGCGTCGATGTCCGTTCTAACAGGGACTTCCGAAGCGGGATCGATACCAGAACCATCAAGTTGACCGCCGTCTGTTGACAAGCGTTCAAATCTCGACATTCTAGTCGTTTTACCGACATATGATTCGGCATGGTGTAAATCCACCCCAAAGGAGTGAATGAGGTTGAACATAGGGGTACTGAGCAAGTCTTCCGAAGCCTGAACGGGCAATTCGGGAGCCATGTTCTGTATCCCAGTTATTCCGGTAGAAAATGACATGATTTCCTCGTCTATTTGTAAGTGTTTCGGGCGGACGTACCCAATTCAGTCTTACGATGACGAGTCGCGAATGCGGTCAGGGACTAGCGAAATCCCAGTAGATGCGCTAGTCCTCATATTATCAATAAATTATTTTAAATCAAGAGTATTCACGCCATAGATCGCACATGATCTCTATATCTTCGCAAATAGGGTTGTGCATATCGATGTGATATAAGTCCTTGTGCAATCGATTCCACGCTGATGCATATTGTGCTGCTTTACTATATGAATCATACGAATCGCCGAAAGCCCACAATCCAAACGCATTTACTTCATCTTCATGAAGAAATTGTTCTATAGCACCCTTCATTGAACTCATTATCCAACCCCTTTAAGATTCGCTTGCATTCTAGCCCAGTTCGCTGCCTTTCTATCTTCTGATAGGATATGTGATCCGGCTGGCGGTTGAGGTTGCGTAATTCCAGTGCTAGAGATTGATTTAGGCTTTATTGCATTGGCATCAGCTCTTGCAGCCGACTTTTGCGCTCCTAGATTGTTAGGAATGAATTTCTTGATCGCATGGTAAACATCATGCCATTTCGCATATCCATCGGGTAACCTGCTTAAAGGACGTGATATTTCCGGATAATGGTAATCCAGATAGTCCATATTTTCTTGGCTGATCACATGGTTGAAATCAGGAAAATCTTTCACTAACCGGTTTGGATATTCGGCTTGCTCTTGCTGTTGTCTTTTCTTTTCTGCTTCGGCTTCACGTTTAGCTAATAGATCATTTACTTTCTTCTCTATGAGCTTATCGTTGTCTTCTTCAACAGGCTCATTGTTCATACCGTAGTATTGTTGATAGGCAGCTTGTGTTACATTCTGTTTTGCAACTACTACTTCCATAGCGGCTTTTAATGCAGTAGCCTCGGCCTCTTTCTCTGCTGCGCGTTTCTGCGCCTCTTCTAAAGCTATGCGGTCTTTCTTTCTAGCGTCACGGAAAGCTTTCCAGTTAGGATCTTCTGCTTTCTCTTCTATTGGTGTAACACCTGTTACAATCTTTTCATCTTTCACTTGATTTGTTGCATCAGGTGTTGTAATTTCAGGATTAATATCTGACATAAAAGGATCTCCTTGTGGTTAATAAAATTGAGGTTATTGATGGTGTTGAATACGTAGAGGTGAAATTTGAAGACCAGCTCTCTCTCCAAAAGATTCGCGAAGAGGTAGGAAAAAGGTATGAACAATATCGAAAAACCATGGCTTATCTCGCTGCGGATATATCTATTGAATGCTTATGTCTTCCAAAAGAGGTGCAAAATATCTTAATCAGAAATGGCCTCTTGCGTGTCTATGATCTTCTCAATTGCGATCTTGCTAAAATCAAAGGCCTCGGTGTCAAGCGCACCCGGCTCCTTGCAACCAGCTTGGATAAGTTCATCGCGATGAGCTAGGAAATACTCATGTTCAGAGGGCATATCGATCTTTTGATCTCTTCTTACAAACTTCCAAAAATAACAGGGGTCGGTATTAACAAACTTACCGGGACAGAACCTACCTTTTTCATCGCGATTTGTGGGGTTTTTAACAAACTTCCATCCTTTATAAAATGCATCACTCCACGCTTTCATAGTCTGGTAAACTTTATCAACATGAGGAAGCGAGTGCAGCTCTGCCATTGCAACATCAGAGGGCAGCACCCATAGACGCTTAATGATTTTATCTTGTAGTTTGTCGTAGAGAAACACGGCTTGGTTAGGGC